TATCACTAGAACTACCAACTAAGTCTTTACTTGAAGGAAGTGTAGTAGTTCCTCCTCCACTAAATTTATCTATAACTTTTTCTATATTAGCTAATTTTTTTTCTAAATCACTTTCTGATTCTTTTTTCTTATCTTTAGTTGTAATTACACCTTCATCTTTTTGATATACTTCTTCTGCTACAGATCCATCGCCAGATTTTTCTAATATAGCTTCAGTTGCAACATCTTCTTTTTTGTCTTTTGATAATTCAACTACTTCTTTATCTTTAACTTTAATTAAATCATCATCTTTTTTACCAAAAGAAGAAAGAGCTTCACCTGTTTTTCTTAAAAAGTCTAAATTAAATTCCATATTTTAAATGAGGGCCCGAAGGCCCTCGAATTATTTATTAACTTAAATTAATATTTTGTGCGTAAGTGATAGTTACTGTACAAGCACCTGCTGAAGCATCTTGGTTTGCTCCATTATAAATAAATGCTATTTTAACATCACTCGTTCCAACATCTTTCCAAGTTGAACACAAACCTGTTGTACCTAAGGCAACTGGACCTATTGCTGAAATAACTGCGTCATCAACATAAAGATCAGAATTACCTACAATTCCAATATCAAGTAAATCAGTACCTGAATCATTAAAAGCAGTTTCAACATTTATATCAATTGATATTATTTGTGAATTTGCTGGTATCACAGTAGTTGTAGTAACATCTGAACCTTCTTGTCCAAAAGCAACAGAAAATTGCTGTGACATTACAACTTGTCCTGTATTTTTTACATCTGAACCTAAAGTAGTTCCAGTTGTTTCTTTAATTGTTCCAGCTTTAATTGGGCCAGAAAATGTAGTAGTTCCCATATGTCTATCTCCTTATAATAGTCTGCTTTCGCAGTCGTTTGGGTTAGTTTAAAACTACTAGGCGTATTGCTACGCCTAGTAATTAATTATTTATTATGCTACGCCTTCAGATCCGTATACACCTCTCCAGTCTGTAAAACCGAAGCTGTATCTTTCTCTGCACTTGTATCTTAGGTTACCAGTTTCAAAATCACCTTCAACAGCTTTTTTGATTGGTGATCTAACGAAGTGTTTCATTCCATCTGGGCAATCAGTTAGGATAAAATACTGATCAGGGTTAGTAAATCTTTGATTCACTACTACACCTTCAGGTATCATACCCATATTTCTCATTGCATTGATATCATTGTCAGCAGTACCAGGTCTTAAATTAGACTTGATAATTCTTTCTGCAATGAACACCAATTGAGGTGGAACTGCAAGTTTTCTTCCAGATAACGCAACAGGTATGCTTCTATCATCTACAGCAGTTGAGATTTGAACTAAAAGTGTCTCTAAAGACGTTTCAGATAAATCCGCAGGTGTGCTTAGGATGTTAGATGCTGTACCACCGCCACCAAGTGGGTGAGAGCCGTTCATTAAAGCTACGCCGTCTCCTCCAGTTGAAGTAGTAGTTGCATTATTAAAGATATTTGCACCTTTGATCTCTTTAGTTTGTTGCATTGATCTTGCTAGTGCTCTTGCGTATTTAGCGCCTAGAGAACCGTACAAGCCATCTTCTTCAGCTTCTTCTGTAATCGCAAAAGCTAAAGCGACAGTTTCATGCACATATCTTGAGACAAAGCCTTCTCTGCCAGAATCATAATTGATCATGGCACCTTCAGCTTTAGTAGGTGCAGCACCGAATCCGATCATTTGTACATCTTCTTCGAATGCTTTCATTGATTGCTCTGTAGAATATAATGATCTCCATTGTTCTGGATATCTATCGTATTCCATACCAAACACGGTGTTTAAACCTAGATTGAGCTGTTTGGTAAAAAGTGCTCTGTTTAAAGCCATTTTTAACTCCTATTGTTAAGGTTAAACGCCAGCATTCTGAGTACCATATAGAGATAGATTTATTACTACTTCTACAGATGCATCAGCGCCTGCCGCATTATTAGGATAATCAATTAATCTTAATATTCTCAAAACTTTTGCAGTAGTTGCAAGAGTTGCGATATCTAATTCATCAGTTGAATGTCCGTAGGTTGAGTTATACGTTCCAATTGTAACATTAGCTAATTCACCAACATTTGCTGTTGCGAATACGCCGTTAGTTTGGACTGCGTAAGTGATATTTGGATCGTCATACACATATGCTTTAATCGGAGTTCCCGATTTAACAGCTGTGGCATTACTCCAAACTTTCTTAAATTTAACATCACCAGTGTCATTATCAATGTATTCAACGCCATAAAAAACACCTAGAGCAACTCCGCCCGCTGTGCCTCTTATAACTGTTCCATCGGTTGCCAAAGTAACGAGGTCTCCACTTGCAAGATTGGCTGCATAGCCGTTTGCAATTGCATACTCATTGGCTCTAATAACACCGCCTGTTAAATGTCTTAATGGTACGAAACCATTTGGTGCATTTACATTTGCCATTTTTATTTACCTTTGTTAGTTGTTAATTGCCGTCCGAACTAACTCTAGATTTAAAAGACCTTTGGATAGGTTGGCCTGGTGTTTCAGCTCTGTTCATGTCCTGTTCAACTGACTGCATTAAATTGTTAGTCATTTGAGCATAGTAATCATTTCTTTGATTAACCATTTCTTCAGGCATTTCACAAAGTACCATTCCTTCTATTCCAATATGCCCAGCGAATTTGCCATGTTCTATCGTTGGAAAATGTTGACCATCTTTGACACTTTTAATGTCTCTTGGTTGCCAACCTTCTCTCAACCGTTTAGCTACATTCGTAGGCGTTTCCTGTCCTAATACCATAGTTGCTACCCAACGTTGAGCATAACCAGGTCTTGGTTCAGGCGCTTCTAATAAGTTACTCGGTCGCCATTTTGAAGCTAGTGTAGATTTTTCTACTCTAGTTTCATTTTTTATTTTATTATCTTTGTTCATAATGTCAGGCTCCTTTCTATTGTCCTGTGTCGCTAAAGCTTTTTACTTCTTTAGCAAATCGTTTTAGTGCCACTTCATCATTGATGTCTATACCAAAAGTTTTAGCAGTTGATAAATCGTCAGAGGTTAGTTTAACTCTATTACCAGATGTTCCTGTTTTACGAGAAACTCCAGCAACTGGAGATTGCACTCTATTATTTTTTTGTACTACATTTTCAGCAGCTTTGGAAGTGTTTTCTTCTGATTTATTAAAATAAGAAAGACCACTTTCTTTAAGTCTTTTAGTCATCTCATCATAATATCCAGGATCGTGCACATCCCAACCTTCTTCTGTTAATTCAGCATCAATTCCATAAGCCATAGCTGTTTCTTTTCTATAACCAGGCTTATTAAACCATTTTGAATTTTCTTTAACCCACTCTGTTGCCAAAGGTGGAGCTTTTTTTTCAGGCTTTTCAGTTTTTTGAGGTATTCTTGCAGCATAATCTTCCGTTTTAGTCATTTGACTACGGATTTCTGCCATACTTTCATACAATTTTACTTGTTCGTCAGTATTACCTTCTTCAATTGCTGATTTAAGTTGATTAGAAACACTAGAAAGCTGATTACCTAACGATTTATTAGCTATATCATAAGTTCTTTTTTCCATTGCTGCTAGTTTTTCTTCTAGTTCAACACTTCTTTGTTCTGCTTCTGCTCTTTTGGCTACTTCTTTTTGGATTCTTTTACGAACTTTAACAGAATAAGGCATGTCATCTGAATAAGCTGGTGCTTTTTCATCTTTTTTTTCTTCAAGCCTAATCTCTCTTTCGTTCTCAAAAGTTTTATCTTCTTTAGAAGGTTCTTCTTGCATTTGTTGAAGTTTTTCTAAAGGATTTAAAGGTACATTAACCTCTTTCTCTGTTTCAACTTCTTCAAGATTAACTTCTAATTCTTCATTCTTATTTTCTTTTTCGTCTATCATAGTTTCTCCTATGTTGGCATTAACTTTCGTTAATGTATGTTACAGTTGTTGAGTTACTACCTCTGGATTTTCCAAAGTTGCAATAATCTCATCATCATTTAATAGCACCATTTTTACTTTTTGTACAGAAACTCTTGCTCCTGCATATCTACCAAAAATAACCCAATCTCCTACTTTACACCAAGGACTTTTTCTATCGCTATAACATTCTGGTCCCATAGCAATCACTTGTCCTACACTATTTAAGTAAGCTTGATTATCTTGTGAAGAATCTGATAAAATTATTCCACCTTTAGTTTTTACTACCGCTCCTCTAGGTCTAAGTAATATTCTATATCCTACTGGTTGTGGTATTTTTTCAGGTGTAGGTGTATCATTATCCGTTGCCCATGCTTCATTACTATTCATCTTCTATATCTCCTTTTTTATATTTTTCGATTGTTTCATTTATTATTTGAAAGGCTTTATCTAAACCCTGTGCATATCCATAGACACGTTTGAATTCAGATATATTTTCTACACCTTTACCTAATAAATTTTGTGATAATTCTTGTTTATGATCTTTAATGTTTTTTTTTATTGCTTGAATAAGCCGTTCCATTGAGTACTTTCGTTATTGTATCAGTTAGTTGAGAAAAACTTACTTCTAAATCTTTAGAAACAGTAGCAAGTAAAATAGGTTTAACTTTTTTAATAGAAATTTTTTTATTTTCTAAAAACTTTTTAGCTTGTCTTATTTCTTCAGGTTTAATTGCCATTAATATCTTTCGTAGCTATCTTATCTTTGTTAATACCTTTTTTTATTACATAAGATTGAGTTCCATTAGCTCCAGTTTCAACTTCTTTTTTAAGATTTTTAAATAAAGCCATTTCTTTATTTTTCTTTTCTTGACTTTTTTGAAAGCTAGTCAATATTTTATGATCTCTCATTAATCTCTCTTATTATCTTCCCTTGCAACTTTACTTGCAATTTCTACTACTTTAGCTTTTGTCTCGGTATCTTTTCTAGCATTTTGTTTTTCACTTTGTTTAACACCTTCCATAAATCTAGCTTTTCTAATATTTAATTCTTCTGCTTTTAACTGTAATTGAGCTTGATCTTTTTGTGCTTCTCTTGAAGCTTTTTGTTCTTCAGGAGAAGGTGGCATAGATCCCATTAATTGTTGTGCAGCTTGTGCTGCTGCAGCTGCTATTCTATTTTCTTCTTCTATACTTATCTCTTGTGATGGTTCATCATTTAATTCTCTATTAAAATCTCCAGAAGAAACAGGGTTACCTTCAGGAACAGATGCTTGCA